GTTATATCTACCGTAAAAAAGATAATTATTTCTACATGTGTCATAACTGTGGAGTATCCACAACTTTCTATAATTTCTTAGACAAAGTTGATCCAACACTCACCAAAGAATATTCTCTAGAAAGATACAAAAATGGAGAAGTTGATGCGAAGAATAACAACTACAAAAAACCTGAATTCGAAGAAGCCAAAACTAAGCCAATCTTTCGGGAAAAAATATCGTTGGAATCGATTGAGTCGTTACCAGAAGAACATTTTGCTAAGACATATGTTCGGTCACGGAGAATTCCCGAAAGTTTCTATTCGCAATTATACTTTGCGCCAGATTTCCGTGAATTTGTACAAAAGCTTGGTATCACTAAAGAAGGCCTTAAAGAAGGCGACCAAAGGCTCATTATTCCATTCTTTGATGAACAAAAAAACCTTATCGCCTTCCAGGGTAGAGCTCTTGGTGAATCCAAACTCCGTTATATCACCATTAAGGTTGATGAAGATAATTCCAAAGTCTTTGGACTAGATAGGATCGACCAGGACAAGACGATATATGTAGTCGAAGGTCCTATTGACAGCATGTTCTTGGACAATGCGGTGGCTACGGCTGATTCTAACTTGGCCTCCATTACTTCCATATATGATAAAAGTAAAGTGGTTCTGGTGTTTGATAATGAACCACGAAATAAAGAAATTTGTAAAAAAATTGATGAGGCTATTGACAATCACTATAATGTAGTAATTTGGCCCGAAATGATTGAATCTAAAGATATTAATGATATGGTGTTATATGGGTTTTCACCTGACGAAATCCAAGACATTATAAGTAAACATACCTTTGTGAATTTAAGAGCAAAAGCTGAATTTATTAATTGGAAGAAAGTATAATATGAATGTGAAATTGATTAGTTATTCTAAGCCTCATGATTCTTTACAAGGGTTACAAGATTTGGTGGCTTACTGTGCTAGGGTATCAAATCCTGCAAATCAAAACAATACAGAAACTAATGAGAAGTTGATTCGTTATCTAGTTAAGCATCAACATTGGTCTCCATTAGAAATGGTCAGCCTATGTTTAGAAATAAACACCACAAGGGATATTGCCAGACAGATACTAAGACACCGTTCTTTTTCATTCCAAGAATTTTCTCAAAGATATGCTGTAGCCGATCTAGGATTCGAATTCAAACAAGCAAGATTACAAGATGAAAAAAATCGACAAAATAGTATTGAAACTGATAATATTGGTTTACAACTAAATTGGGAAACTCAACAAGATTATGTAATTGCAGCTGCAGAAAAAGCATATCGTTGGGCTATTGACCACGGTATTGCTAAAGAACAAGCTAGAGCAGTTTTACCTGAAGGAAATACCGTATCTAGATTGTATATGAATGGAACACTACGTTCATGGGTTCACTATATACAACTACGAAGCGCTAATGGTACACAAAAAGAACACCGAGAAATTGCTCTTGCTTGTGCCGATGAAATTGAAAAAGTATTCCCAATGATTAAAGAATTTGTAACACTATAATAATAAGAAAGCGGAAAGCATGACTGAATATCTAGGTATTAAAATAGATTTAGAAAGAGATAAATTATTTGATGAACTCGGCATCAAAAGATTAAAAGAAAGTTACATGAGGGAAGATGAAGAAAGTCCACAACACAGATTCGCATTTGTATCAAAAACATTCAGTTCGAATTCTGAACATGCCCAAAGACTCTACGATTATTCTAGCAAGCATTGGCTTTCTTATTCTACTCCCATTCTTAGTTTTGGGCGTTCTAAGCGTGGCATGCCTATTTCATGCTTCCTCAATTATATCGAAGATACTGCGGAGGGGTTAGTTGACAACCTTTCTGAAACAAATTGGTTATCGATGCTGGGTGGCGGTGTTGGTATCGGCTTTGGGATACGGTCTGCTGATGATAAATCTACTGGCGTTATGCCTCACCTCAAAATCTATGATGCATCTTCTTTGGCATATCGCCAAGGTCGTACTCGCCGTGGTTCTTACGCCGCTTATTTGGATATTTCTCATCCTGATATCACTAACTTTTTAGAGATGCGGAAACCAACAGGTGACCAGAATATGCGTTGCCTGAATTTACATCATGGTATTAATATCACAGATGACTTCATGAACATCATTGAAAAATGTATGTTGGATCCCGAAGCCGATGATTCTTGGAATTTAATTGACCCAGCATCAAATGAAATTCGTGAAACCGTTTCAGCCAAACATCTATGGCAACAAATTTTAGAACTCCGTATGCATACAGGTGAGCCATACATTCACTTCATTGATACTTCTAATAAAGAAATGCCACAATGGTTAAAAGATAAAGGTTTGAAGATTCATCAATCCAATCTTTGTTCTGAAATTATTTTACCTACAAACGAAGAAAGAACGGCAGTATGTTGTTTATCTTCATTGAATTTGGAAACTTACGATGAATGGAAGAATGAACCCCTTTTTCTTAAAGATATTGCTGAAATGCTTGATAATGTTCTCCAGTATTTTATTGATAATGCTCCTGATGTTATTGAACGAGCTAAGCTTAGTGCGAGCCGTGAGCGTAGCATTGGTATTGGCGCCCTTGGCTTTCATGCTTACCTACAAAGGAATGGCATTGCTTTCGAAGGTGTCATGGCAAAAGTAGCAAACAACAGGATGTTCAAACACATCAGAGAGGGATTAAATGTCGCTAATTTGGAATTGGGTAAAGAACGAGGTGAAGCTCCTGATGCTAGCGGTACAGGCTTTAGGTTTAGTCATGTCATGGCTGTTGCTCCCAACGCTTCTAGTTCTATTATCATGGGAAATACTTCTCCTTCTATTGAACCTTATCGTGCTAACGCATACAGGCAAGACACTCTCTCAGGTTCTTTTTTAAATAAGAACCGTTGGTTGGATAAAATTTTAAAGGACAAAATACAAGATGAACAGACATATGCTGATACTTGGAGTTCTATTATTGCTAATGATGGTTCTTGTCAACATTTAGACATTTTGGATGAAGCACAAAAGGATGTATTCAAAACATCCATGGAAATTGACCAAAGATGGGTAATTGATTTGGCTGCTGACCGTCAAGTGTATATCGACCAAGCACAATCATTAAACCTATTCTTTAGACCAGATGCACACATTAAATACATTCATGCTATACATTTCATGGCATGGAAAAAAGGATTGAAAACTTTATACTATTGCCGTTCCGAAAAGATTGGTAAAGCAGATAAAGTTGCCAAAAAAGTTGAAAGAGAAGTTATCAAAGAGCTTGATATGACACAGATTGCTCAAGGTAACGATTGTATTGCTTGTGAAGGATAATAATGATTAAGAAAACAGAAACAAGAGTAACAGACGAAAGAACTTCATTCAAACCCTTTAACTATCCATGGGCTTACGATGCTTGGCTTAAACACGAACAATCGCATTGGATGCATACTGAAGTACCTATGCTCGAAGATGTCAAAGATTGGAAAAAGAAACTTACGAAAAGTGAAAAACAATTTCTCACGCACATTTTTAGATTCTTCACCCAAGGAGATATTGATGTTGCTGGTGGTTATGTTAATAATTATCTACCTTACTTCCCACAACCCGAAATTCGGATGATGTTGTTAGGTTTTGCAGCTCGTGAAGCACTTCATGTGGCAGCATACTCACATCTGATTGAAACATTGGGTTTACCTGAAACAACATACAATGAATTCTTAGAATATCAGGCCATGAAAGAGAAACATGAATATGTTATGGATATTTCTAGTAAAAATTCAACAAAAGAAAATACAGCAACCCATATTGCAACATTCTCTGCTTTCACAGAAGGTATGCAGTTGTTCAGTTCATTCATTATGTTATTGAACTTCCCACGCCACGGTAAAATGAAAGGTATGGGACAAATTATTACATGGTCTATTGTGGATGAAACACAACATTGTGATTCTATGATTAAACTATTCAGAACATACATACAAGAAAATAATGAAATTTGGAATGATGAACTAAAATCTAAATTATATGTTATTGCTGAAAAGATGGTAGAATTGGAAGATAAATTTATTGATTTGGCATTTGAAATGGGTTCCATGGAAGATTTATCTCCTGAAGATGTTAAGAAGTATATTCGTTATATTGCAGACCGTAGATTAATCTCATTGGGATTAAAAGGTGTGTTCAAAGTGAAAAAGAATCCTTTACCGTGGGTTGAGGAAATGATTAACGCTCCTACACATACTAATTTCTTTGAGAATAGAGCAACCGATTATGCAAAAGGTGCTTTATCGGGAGATTGGGGTGATGTTTGGGCTCATTAAGGAAGTATAATGACAAACAAACAAGTATCAGGTGAATGTAATAATTGCGAATCTTCTTTTGAAATCGCTTATGTACAGGAATTAGTATCACAAGAGTATCCGGAACATTGTCCATTCTGTGGTGAAACCATAGAAGAAATCCAAGAAGAATATATAGAGGATGAAGATGAATTGGATACTGGAGAATGGGATTAAATTGGATTTATAATAAACAAGATTTTACGGAAGACCAGATTGGTGATAATTACGGGTTCGTGTATCAGATAACAAATCTGACGAATGGTAGAAAATACATAGGCAAGAAATTCTTTTATTCTGCCAAAACCAAAATGGTCAAAGGTAAAAAGAAACGGTACAAATCGTTTTCTGACTGGCAAACTTACTATGGAAGTAGTGACTTATTAAAGCAAGATGTGATACAATACGGAAAGGAATCTTTCCTGAGAATTATATTACATCTTTGCCGTTCTAAAGGTGAATGTGGTTATCTCGAAGCGAAAGAGCA